AATAAAGAATTCAATGGTTACTTTAAAAAGTTCATTGATGATGCAGAATTCAGCACACTTGATTTGATGTCAGATGCGGAAGAACTGTTGCAGTTTTTGCATGAGTTGGATGTACACAAAGAAATTCTTTCGTCAACTGCACGACCTGAAAATCACGGAATGATTGCACCACAAAAACAAATGTGGTTGCTCAAGCACAACATTCACTATAAGGCAAACCTTGTTCCAGGTAAATCACTGAAATACAAGTACGCCACACCCAATTCCATAATCATCGATGACACTCAATCTGTTATTGATGATTGGAACAAAGCCGGCGGTATTGGTATTCTTCACACAGATGCCAAATCTACCATCGCAATCCTCAAGATGTATCTTTGAGTGTGCCTATATAATTCATACATTATGAAATATGTGGATAATTCGAAATACATTTAATACAACGTCATACAAGGAAAATACTATGTCTTCATTCGCAAATCTCAAGAGCAGTTCTAGTAACCTAGACAAACTCGCCAAGGCTATTGAAAAACTCAATTCAGCCGAAACTCCCACCAAAGATGACAATTTCTGGAAACCAGAAGTCGATAAAGTCGGCAATGGTTATGCAGTTATTCGTTTCTTGCCTCAGCCATCGGTTGATGGTGATGATGCACTCCCGTGGGTAAAAGTATTCAATCACGGTTTCCAGGGTCCTGGTGGCTGGTACATTGAAAACTCTCTTACAACCTTGAATCAAAAAGATCCAGTTTCTGAATACAACTCTCAGTTGTGGAACTCTGGCATCGAAGCAAACAAGGAAGTTGCACGTAAACAAAAGCGCCGTCTGTCTTACATTGCAAATATCTACGTTGTTGAAGATTCTAAGAATCCTCAGAATCAAGGTAAAGTGTTTCTGTACAAGTTTGGTAAGAAAATCTTTGATAAGATTAACGAAGCGATGAATCCTGCTTTCGAAGATGAAAAGCCACTCAACCCATTTGATATGTGGGAAGGTGCAAACTTCAAACTCAAGATTCGTAAAGTTGAGGGTTATCAGAACTATGATAAGTCTGAATTTGAGTCACCATCTGCATTGTTGAATGACGATGCAAAGCTAGAAGCTATCTGGAAGAAAGAATACTCACTCAAAGAGTTTCTGTTGCCAGAAAACTTTAAGTCTTATGATGAGTTGAAGGCTCGCCTAGACAAGGTTCTCGGCCTTGATGGTTCACCAGTAGTTGCTAAGACTACAGTTGAACAAGCTAAAGCAATGCCACGTAAGCCAGTGATGGCGGATGCCGGTATTGCCGAAGATGATGATGATTTGGCTTATTTCTCTAAGCTAGCCGAAGAATAAACCTATCGAATTCGATAGGTTTGAAGCCCGCCGTGTGCGGGCTTTTTTTATACTGGCGACATATAACCCTGCATCACATGTGCAAGTATCGGTGTCGTATCTCTCACTGTTGCGGTAGCAGGAATAGGCCTGTCAGGTAAATCAACTGAACTCGATGATGATGAAATAACAGGTGCAGCAGAGCCAGATGAACCAGAATCGTAACTTTGCAAATTCAAATTTTGATTTTCATCTACCGCTTCATTCATTCTATTTGAAACAGGTGCTGCTGGAACCGGTGTTACAGTTTCAGGTATTGGTATACTCTTTATACCCATAGGTTTCACACCAAAAGCCGCTTTGCCTCCAGTTTCCTGTTCTAATTGCCTTGCTCTGTAATCATCTAAAGCAGCAGTGCCCCGGCCGGCTTCGGCGGTAGATTCTTCTACACCAGAGAGTAAAGGCTTAGCCGTTGTTGTGACTTTTGGTGTACCATCTGGATTATGAGTTTTACCGAACTCTCTATCCCAATTTCTAGCTCTGTCTTGATTTTTTCCTCCTGTTGTGTCGGGTCTAGGTGGAACAGAAGGTAACTGTGTTTCTGTTCGTAGTGGAACTTTAAGACCTTTTTGTGAGGCAATTTCTTTAAGTGTAGTTTCTCCGCCAAGATTTTGTAATTCTTTGAATGAGATTTTACCTTCTGCAAAATCATCTAATGCTTTTTGTGCCTCGTCTGGACCTTCTGTTATTCTTTTAGCGAGAAAATCATATCCACCCATACCTTTAATGTCATACTCGGAACCCATCAATGCTGCCTGAGCCCTTTCTGGTGTAAGTACCTTAGTATTTGGCATAAAATCAGCTATTTTTTGTAATCCGTATGCTGCGGCTAAAACTGCACCTATAGTAAGAGTAAGTGGATTAATTAAAAACGGCACTAAAAGTTTCGCAAGAGATAATAGTTTTTTTGAATTTTTAAATAAATCAAATAAACCTCCACCATCTTCTTCTTCTTTTTTGCTAACCAATGTTGTTGTACTACCCAAAGAAGTATATTCTTTTAATACTTTTAAGAACTCATTGTGTCTGCGTTGTTCTTCAACTTTTTGTTCTTCGGTAAATTGTTTGGCGGTATCTTTTCTTTTCATATCATCTTCACGGGAACTCTGCATAAAGGCTAACATTCTGTTCAATACTTCAACAGCAGAACCGCCTAGCCCTCCACCCGGTGTGGACATTGATGATGGCATTTGTGTATAACCAGACCTCTTGTTCTTATCACCAGCAAAGTAATTAATATCAGACTGTTTACGTCCTGTAAGTCTACCGAGAATTGCAGGTGCAAGTCTACTACCACCTGTCATAAACTTTGCAATATTCATTGGATCAAATTTCTCTTTGATACCAGTTGCGCTTGCCTTGAACTTTGATGATATTGCACCAGAGAGTGAGGAGCCAATGCCTTTACCTGATGTTATATTATCAGTCATCATAGATGAAAGAGATTTACTTCTAATGTTGCTTGCTACTCTGTAATCCATTTTAGTTTCCTATTCTCGGATTTAATTCACCCAATGGTGCTGAAGGTGATTGTATAGTTTTTTGTTTATTTGTAGTGTTGTTTTGAATAATCACTGGAGAACCACTTGCTGAACCTTGTGACATATCTTTTTTCATGTTGGCATTTTTCATAGAAGAATCATTTAATGAAGATCCAACAGTAGTATCATTTGTTTGTAATTTTGCTTTTGATGCTCGGTCGGCATCTAGAGCCACACCAACTTCTTCAGGAGAATTGTGTGCTTTATTACCACCAATACCAGAATAATACGATGAACCCTTTTTTAATTCAACCCTCACCTCTTTTATTGATCCGTCTTTTTGTTTAATCTTATCTATTCTATATGTATCAAAGGGCACACCAACTGAAGCAAACTCTTTTGAAAGTTGTAAAATTGCCTCATTTCTTGCATCTATTCCATTAGTTTTACCTTCTATGTAATTTGATACTTTTTTACGATTTATATCAATTAATCCTTTAGAAAACAAATGATCTTGCACAGTAGGTGTTAAGTAAGTGGTATTTGGATCTATCTTTAATTGTTCTATGAGACCTCGCATAGTTTTAGGTATAATTTGATACCTGCCCACTGCAAATAAACGGTCTGGGTCATCGATTGGTAATTCTGATCTTCTAAGATATTCCGAAATTGTAATTTTACTAAAATCAACAGGTGCAATTGCTCCAAGAATTTTATTATCTTTTGTACCTCTATTGTAGGCATTATATTCATTACCAGCAAAAGATTTTCCAGCAGAAGCGGTGCTTTCATATTTGGCAATATTGGTAGCCAAGGCTTCTTTTCCAGCGAGAACGGCTGTCACGGCGGCCGCACCAGTAATTACTTTTGAAGCCGATGGTTGTGTGGTTGGTATGGGTTCTTGTTTTTTTGCCGTATCTGCGGCTTTTTTAGCATCAGCCGCATCCTTAATTCGTTTAGCATCAGCCGCATCTTTGGCTTTCTTGGCCGCATCAGCCGCATCTTTGGCTTTCTTGGCCGCACTGGCGGCATCAGCGGCATCCTTAGCCTTCTTGGCCGCACTGGCGGCATCAGCGGCATCCTTAGCCTTCTTGGCCGCACTGGCGGCATCAGCGGCATCTTTGGCATCTTTGGCTTTCTTGGCGGCATCGGCCGCATCTTTGGCATCTTTGGCTTTCTTGGCGGCATCGGCCGCATCTTTGGCCTGTGTGACTGGTTTTGGTGCTGTTTGTGCCGGCGGTGATGTTTGTGCAGGTGGTTTTGGTGCTGTTTGTGTGGGTGTGGAAGGAGTCGATGGGGTTGTTTCAGCCTTTTCTTGAACCTGTCGTTTCTTGGCTTCTTTAGCCATGTCTTTCATGGCTTTACGTTGTTTTTTTATTGCATCCCTGAATACATTCATCACTTCTTTGTGATTATCTTCTTTCATGTATTCATTCATTTCATTATATGAATCGAATGTATCTTGTTCCTCTAAGTCCTTTTCCCTGGAATCTTGCATAAAGGACACAATTTTTTCTAATATTTCGGTGGCCTTTCCAGATCGACCACCACCCATACCTGAATTGAACTTCTCATAGTAGTTTGGGCGATGACTTCCAGTTTCATATTGTTTCTTGCCGGTGAAGTATCGAATGTCTTGTTTACTTCTACCCATGAGGCGACCAACGATTGCTGGTGCAAGTTTGCTACCACCAGTGAGGAACTTGGCGATATTCATCGGATCAAATCTCTCTTTCATGGCCATGGATTTGGCCATTGACCTATCTGACATAGTTCCACGGAGAGATGAGACAATACCCTGGCCTGATGCCAGTCTATCTGTCATTAAATTAGCGAAGCCTTTTTTTCTTATTCTGGCGGCATCGTAGTAGTTCATCTAATTTTGCTCTCGTTTATCTTTTGTTTAATCTTCTGATTTTCTTCCTCAATATATTGTATAAGCATACCAACATATACATCACGTTCCCACGGTATCATATTCTCAAGTTCCGTAAGACTGTACTTATGGTGTTGCATCAAAGAGAAATTAGTTTTGTAATAATTTCTCAAATTATCATGACCAAATGTTAACCGAAAAAACTTTCCAGTCCTTCAACGTCAAGAGTGTGTTCGAAGCCGCAACGTGAACACTTCATTTCAATTTTCTTTTCTATCTTTGGAAGATTTGCAAAGAAGTCCTCAATTTTGGAGAATTGTTGTTGATTGAGAGATTCAATGAATTCAACAATCTCCTTCGACTCAACTTCTTTTGCATAATAAAACTGTTCACCATCATAGATGTATTCTACAGATTCAGCAATCATTTCAAATGCAATATCAGAAACACTTGTTAAATTGGATAATTTACTCAATATGGAAAACTCTGGATATTTTAGTTTAATCGAAATTGTTTCATTGAGTTGTATAACATCATTACCCTCCACTACACCTGAGACTTTAATGTCCAGTAAGTTCAGTGAAGTTTCCATGATGTTACCGCAAACTTTTTCATCAACTGTGTTATCACAACGGTATTTGTTTTCGACAACTTCACCGACAGACCTCGCACGGAGTTGCAAAAAGTAAAATTCAATATCGATAACAGGAAGTTTCTCGATATCAATACCCTCTGTAACTGTGCAGTTATTTAGAACCTGTTTTACATTTTGTTCAATTGATTCCCTTTCTCCAGATTCCATTGCCATGAGAAGATTCTTTTGCTCTTTCACAAGGAAAGGACGAAAGCGAATCTTCTTTTTTGATAATGGTAACTCCAAGTCATAAATCGGTGTGTCGATTTTTGGTAAAGCCATAATTTATATCTCCATTTTAAGGTGTAAGTCTATCTTCAAATTGTTGTCGTGTTTCAAACGGCTGTTGAACTAAGTCTCTACCTAGTAAAGACTCTGTTTGTATCTGTGAAGCAAACAATGAATTCGCAATAGTGGTTTCCAGCAATTCCATTCCAAGTGCTTCAAGAGAATTATTTCTCCAACTTGTGTATGCGAATGTTACAGTAAGTTTGTGGTGTCCATCTGACGACCAATCTAAATCCATCTGATTTACTGCAATCGGAAATGTGTCCAACATTGTAATAGAATATGACAGTTGATTCTTAACATCATATTGATTCACTGTGAGTGGAACAGCATAATCCGCTTTGTACTTTAGGTTGTAGTTGATTGTTGGATTGATCCAGTTCAACCATGCATCAAAGAATTTCTTTTCCGCCATATCATCACCGACAATGAATGTGAGACTCGTATCATTGTATGTTGTTTGATATGGAAACTTTTCTTCAACACCGTAAATTTTCATCGTTGTTGTTGAGATTGAACGACCAGGAAGTTCTGCGTTTTCACAACGCATATTCAGTGTTCTTCCAATTCCTCTGTATGGTAGAAGACCAATTGGAATTGGAACGTTTACGTCAAACCTACTTGGTCGTGCTAAGTCTGTATTAAAACTTGCTTTGAATTCTGCGATTGATCCTGCCATTAGTATACCCTACTTTGTGCTTTGGCTACCGATTCAGCATATACTTTAGAAATCGGTGCGCCCTTGAAAACGGCTGTGGGAAGAAATAGTGCTGTCTCCCACTCTGGTGGTTGAATCGTCAGAATTTTAGATTTAATTTGACTATTCAGGTAACGCTTCAAACAAGGCCTAAACTCTTTGAAATTCTTCGATGCAGTTAGAATATCATAGGTTATACGAAGGCGTTTAGGTTCATCATTTTCATTTGTAATAGCAAAATTCATGAGTTTGTCCATGAACACAGCACGATACCTTGGAGGTAAATAATGCATGTTTAGACCTATGAATCCTTCAGCATCACGTTTAAGTGGTATCACCAAAGGAAATATGTCGTAGTAGGGTAAATCACCCTTAGTTAATGGATCGTAGAAAAAGTGATAAAGCCCACCTATCTGAAATCGGCCACCTTGCCTACCTTTTTCTTTTTCTATTTCTCTCGCCAATTTGATTGGAGATTTTAGGTCACGCATCTGGTTTTGTAACCACGTGACAGATTTTCTAGACAAGAATTCTTGTTCCAGAGCCGTTTTTTGTTGAGTAAGTTGTGTAAGTGTTGAAGCCATCCACTATTTAGTTTAGCCTTGGATGTATTTTTGTGAGCCAATCCAACTCTGTGCGACTATCGTTCCTTGTGTACCAGCCCGTACCTTTGGAAACATCAATAATAGACTCAAAATATTCCTTATACATTGAGCCAATTTTACGAAAGTTGTAGTTCTTCTCAGCCCATTCCCGACACGCTTGTGGTGAAATTGTATCAATATTCTTAGCCGCCCATACAAATTGTTCAAATGTGCGGCAACGGAAACCAGTAACTCCGTGCTGTACAGTCTCTGTAAATGCACCCCAATCAACCGTGATGACAGGTGTTCCAGAGAGCATCGCCTCGATTGCTACATAACCAAAAGGCTCGTTATAGATTGTGGGGCAAAACAATCCTTTAGCTCCAGCCATTAGACGTTTACGGGTTTCAACATCAGCATAACCAACATATTCAACGTGAGCAGGCCATGTATCACCAAGATTACAATCTTGCGGTCCATAGCTTGTTCCAGCCAGCACCAACTTAACGCCAAGTTGTTCACACACTTGAGCCGCAATATCAACACCTTTTGACCATACCATACGACCACACATCAGAAAATAATCTTCTTTCTTTTCAGTGTATTCGAATTCACTCAGGTCAAAACCAGATGGGATGACAACATCATAGAACTTATATTCAGCGGTTGCAACTTTGTCTGGACCTTGAAGACCGTGCATCACTGCATACGATTCATATACTTTGTATGGTGCAAATGAGGACGGATAACCGATAGAAGGTTCAACGCAGAGCAATTCTGCATGTGCATCACAAACTGGTTTCTGTGCTATACCAAAAAAACAAAGGATAATGTCGTGTGGTTGTTTACGTTTTCC